GTATCGAGGAGTTGCGGAACAAATTTGGATTCCGCTTAGTGTTCTCTCCGTTGCCCGAGGGTGGAGACTTCCGTCTTGACATACCCAAGGCAGACATGGACGAACTAGGTCAGCAGTATGAGTCAGCATTTAACGACAGGCTCAAAGATGCTATGCGTGAACCATGGGAGAAATTGCACAAGACCCTTACCCATATTTCAGAAAAGCTAACTGATGTAGAGGGCGATGATGAGAGTAAAAAGAGGTATCACGATACCCTGATTACCAATGCTCAGGAGTTGTGCGGACTGCTATCCCACTTGAACGTAACGAAAGACCCATTGCTTGAGAATGCCCGCCGTTCCCTTGAACTAACAATGTTAGGGGTTGACATCGAGGCAATCAAGGAAAGCCCTGATGTGCGTAGTAGCGTAAAGGCTAAGGTCGACGACATTCTTAAGAAGTTTGATTGGTAAGGAGATAATTAAATGACGTATGCAAACATTGAGTTGAAAGAGCATGACCGCTTTGGTGATGGGATCAAGAGGCAGTCCAAGATTGACCCATTCCTCAAAGACCTAGTAGAGCAGTTGGCTTTGAAGTATCCGCAATGGACGTTTGTCGAGACTAGCGTTACTGCTATGGCAGTAGATAAAACGTATCTTGCTCACCGCTTTGACGTTAAAGATAAGCGAGAAGTGCTAGGCACAATCGACAAAGACTATTGCAATAATGGCTATCGGTTTCGCATTGACAATCACCGCATTGAGGGTATGCGTGAACGTGGTAGTGGTATGAAAACGATTCACCTTAACAAAGCAATCAAGCATGTGGATAAGTTCTTTGGTAAAAGGAATATGGTTGAGAAAATTACCGAGGCTAAACGCAAGGTTGAGAATACGCTATCGCAAGTAGATAACGAGAAAGGGTGGCGACTGCGAGGCACATGGAGTTCAATGGAGTCAGAGGCAAGATCGTTTGTTGTCAACAATTATCAAATGTTTATGGATAGCGTAATAAACAAAAGCAATATTGTAAAACAGCTCGAGCAGTTACCTACACAAGTAGAAGAGTTTAATGCAACGCAACATCTAATTAAAATGTTGCAAACTGACAACGCTTTTATTGTGTTCATAGATGGAGTAAACTATTCTGTGCAAAAGGGCAAAGACCCTTTGGAAATAAAACAGAGTGATGAGTTGCCCGATTTTATTCGTAGGGCAGTAGGGCTACTTAAATTAGTTGAAGATAACCAAGTGATTAGTGGCGTAGGTTTGCGTGTTAACGAATTCACTTTCTTGGTATTACCTAACAATGTTAGTTAAGGAGGAAGTATGTTTAATAAGAAACGACATGTATTTATAGTAGATGATTCACCTAGACAAGAAAGGATAACGTCTATGGCTTTGGATAAGGACTCAAGATTTAAATGGACTGCTGGTGCTGATGTATTAAGAACGTGGAAAAAGCATGGGTTTGTCCCACCGACTGAGTATCGGGAAGATTATTTGTTCAAACTAAATCGTGAGGCTAATAAACCAAATGACTGAACCAATAAAAAAAGGCAGAGGCAAGGGGGTAAAGCCTGCAATGGTTTACCTACCTATCCGTATCAGCCAAGAAGTAGCAGAGTTTTTCAACGCTTACCCTAACAAAAGTGCAAAGATTAGGGAAGTATTAGCTAATTATGTTCAACAAAATGGAGAAACAAATGAGAAAGAAACTCACCAAAAGCAGTAAAGTAATACAGTATATTAAGAAAAACCCTAACGCTAAGGCTAAAGAAATAGCACAAGCAGTAGGAGTTCCAATCAATAGCGTGTATCAAATAGCCTACAAAGTGCGAAAGCAAATGCGTGAAGGTATGGCTAAAGTAAGAATGACCGCCCTATCGCCTAAGCTTGCCGCAAGTAAAGCTGCTAAGGGTATGAAAGTAATAGCAACTTATACGAGCAACAAGAGCATTAAGTCTGACATGGTCAACCACCCACCGCACTACAAGGCAGGGGGTATTGAGACGATTGATTTTATCGAGGCTAAAAACCTAGGGTATAACCTAGGTAATGTAGTGAAGTATGTAAGTCGTGCCGATTTAAAAGGTAATAAGTTGGAAGACTTACAAAAAGCTAAATGGTATTTGGATCGGGCTATTAGTAATCTTAGCAAGACCTAACAATGTTAGGGGGCAGTTTGATTATAGATAGAACCTAGTAGCCTTGTAGATGCGAATGATTTTGTCTTCAGCTAGTTTGCCCCAATACTTTATGGCTAGCTGAATCCTTGTTAACTCTGAGGGTGGCAGAGAATCTACATCTCCACCCAATTTTCTCCTTGACAAAGTCCAACACCATGCTATTATGGTGGCATGGCACTCACTCCCGAAAAAAAAGTAAAAGATAAATGCGTCAAGCTACTTAAGGCTTACGACGTTTATTACTTCTTCCCTGCTACCCATGGTTATGGACGTAGCGGTGTGCCTGATATTATCTGTTGCATTGCAAAAAGATTTGTAGCTATCGAGTGCAAGGCAGGCGACAATAAACCTACTGCACTACAAGAAAAAGAAATGGCAAACATTCGTAAACAGGGTGGAATTGCCGTCGTAATAAATGAAAGCAACCTAACATTGTTAGAGAATTTGCTTAAAAAATTAACAGGGGCTAACAACGAGGAGGACATAGATGGCAGATGTTGAAATGAACAAAGGCGTTCAGATATTACTTGAACGCATGAGCAGTAACCCCGATGAGTTTATTCCTACCCTGCGAGATGGGTATCCTGCCAAGTGGCGAGACATTCTCCTCTCTGTTGAGATGCGAACCAATGGGGGTAAGGACTACAAAGATCAGTTGTCATTCCTAAACGACAAAGAAATCAAAGCCCTATGGGAGAAGATGCAGAGCCTGCAAGGTGAGCTGTTTACTAATCGAGTTATGGATACCTTGCTACGTGATGCTCGTGAAGAATTTGATAGCATGAAGCAGTTGCCCCTGATGCTAGAGGAACTAGAAAAGCTTTCTCCTGCGGAACTATCATCTCTTTCTCGGCAAGTCACAGGCGGTAGGCTCAAAAAAATAAAATGAAAATCTTTTGTTTAGACTTTGAGACTTACTACTCTCAAATCTTCTCTCTTAGCAAAATTACCACGGAAGAGTACGTCCGTAGCCCTGAGTTTGAAACCATCGGGGTGGCGGTGTGCGAACAAGGGGGCGCTCCTACTTGGTTTAGTGGTACTAAAGCAGATACAAAGGAGTTCTTGGATAGCTTTGAACTCGACAAGCATCTCGTGATAGCCCATAACGCTATATTTGATATGGCTATTCTTAATTGGCAGTTTGATATAAGACCCAAGGGCATTGCTGATACTTTATCTATGGCAAGAGCCATACATGGTACGGAGGTTGGCGGTAGTCTTGCTAAGTTAGCTGAACACTATGGACTTGGAGTAAAAGGCACAGAAGTCTTACAGGCACAGGGCAAGCATCGGATTGACTTTAATGCACAGGACTTGGCACAGTACGGCGAGTATTGCAAAAACGACGTGGTGCTTACGATGGGTTTGTTTGAGAAGCTAAGTGCAGGCTTTCCTCCCAGTGAGCTACGGCTTATCGACCTGACTATTCGTATGTTTACTGAACCTAGCTTATGGCTTGACGGCAACATACTACATGACCACTTGGGTGTGGTACGGCAGAGAAAAGAAAGTTTGCTAGCTAGCATCGAGAAAGAAAAAGAATTATTGATGAGCAATGACAAGTTTGCTGAGTTGCTCATAGCGCAGGGTATAGAACCCCCACGCAAAATTAGTGCTACGACAGGCAAAGAGGCATGGGCATTTGCTAAGACTGACGAAGGATTTAAAGAACTGCTTGAACACGAGAACGAAGTGGTGCAAGCGTTAGCGTCAGCGCGTCTTGGTGTTAAGTCAACCATTGAAGAAACAAGGACTGAACGCTTTATTGAGATAGCGCAGCGAGGCTTATTCCCCATACCACTACGCTACTATGCAGCTCATACAGGTCGTTGGGGTGGTGACGACAAGGTCAACCTGCAAAACCTACCACGAGGCTCAATCCTCAAAGATGCAATTATGGCTCCTCCCGGGCACGTCGTTGTGGACTCTGACTCTAGCCAAATAGAAGCAAGAA